GGAAGTATTCACCGGGATGGTTCGGTCGCTACATCCCGTCACGACAATCCCACTCACCGCAGCTCCGGGCGAATCGACTAGTCCTGGCCGGTCATTGCCACACCGACTTGTCCCGCCAGTCCACTCCGCCCCGTTCCGACGTGCCTACCCCACCCAGCGCCGGCCCGACTTACCAGCGCCTTCCGCGTCATTCCGACGTGGCGGCCCGGCCCTATCCGCGCCACCCGACGTGCCTATCCCGCCCAGCGCCGGCCCGACTCCGCTGTCCGCTCCGCCCCGACTTTGCCTGGCCAGTTCCCCTCGCGCCCGACTTTCCACGTCAGCGCGTCCCGCGCCCGACTGGCCAAGTCCCTGCTCTGCACTCCTCACCGACACCGCGAGACGGTACAGTTACCCCTGTAAGGGAGGTAATTGGACCAGGCTCCACGGTCACTCGACGAGATCAGGCTCGAACGCCTCCGTTACCTGCGGTCACTGAAGCAACGCGCAGCGCAGGTCAAGAAAGGCGTCGCCGTCTACTACGACGACCCGGTCGCGTTCATCCATGACTGCGTCGACTTCCGCGACGGCCCCGGCCTGACCCCCTACCAGGAAGACATCATCGGGGGGCTGTCCCTCCACAAGCGGGAAGCGGTGCGAGGCCCCCACGGGCTCGGGAAGTCCTGCATCGCGGCGCTGACCGTGTGGTGGTTCGCGCTCACCAGGGACGCGACCGGAACGGACTGGAAGATCGTGACCACGGCAGGGGCGTGGCGGCAGCTCATCCACTACCTGTGGCCGGAGATCCGGAAATGGTCGCAGCGGCTGAACTGGGAGAAGATCCGGGACTACCCGCTGCAGCCCCGCGAGATGCTGTCCCTGCACGTCAACCTGCAGCACGGGCAGGCGTTCGCTGCCGCGTGCTCCAACCCGGCCCTGATCGAGGGCTGCCACGCCGACAGCCTCCTGTTCATCTACGACGAGTCGAAGTCGATCCCCGCGAACACGTTCGACGCGTGCGAGGGCGCGTTCTCCGGGACCGGGGAAGCCTACGCCCTGGCGCTGTCCACGCCAGGGGAGCCGCAGGGACGGTTCTACGACATCTGCTCCCGCCGCCCCGGCTACGAGGACTGGCGGCCCCGGCACGTCACCCTCGCTGAGGCGATCTCGTCGCTGAGGATCAGCGAGCAGTGGGCTGACCAGCGGAAGAAGCAGTGGGGCGAGATCTCGTCGCTGTACCAGAACCGCGTGCTGGGCGAGTTCTACGCGGGAGATGAGGATGCGATCATTCCGCTGGCGTGGGCCGAGGCGGCGGTGGAACGCTGGTACGAGCGGGAGGGCGCGGGGCTGCTGCACGCGGGGGAGCCGCACGTGGTCGGGGTGGACCCGGCGCGTATGGGGGAGGACAAGACCGCGATAGCGATCCGCAAGGGCGACGTGATCACCGAGCTGCGGACGTACGCGAAGGAAGACACGATGGCGGTGACCGGGCGGGTGAAGGGCATCCTCGACGCGGACCCGGAGGCGACCGCGATGGTGGACGTGATCGGGATCGGGGCGGGGGTGCTGGACCGGCTGCGGGAGATGGGGGCGCGGGCCGAGCCGTTCACGGCGTCCGCGCGGACCCGGAAGAGGGACAAGACCGGCGAGCTTTCCTTCTTGAATTGCAGGGTAGGGGCCTGGTACGGGCTGCGGGAGATGCTGGACCCGTCGGCTGGGTCCACGGTGTGCCTGCCTGATGACGAGGACCTGCTGTCGGACCTGTCGGCGCCGCACAGCAAGGAACCGCTGTCCGGCGGGGTGCTGCGGATGGAGACGAAGGACGAGATCCGGGCCAGGATCGGCCGGTCAACGGACCGGGGGGACGCCGTGGTGCAGGCGTTCTGGCGGCAGGCGGGGTCGTGGGCTGACGTGTACGGGGTGGCGGAGTGCGGGTTCTGCGGCCACAAGTACTACGGGGCGGGGCATCCGGCGTGCCCGAAGTGCCGGCAGGCCCCGGTTCTGGATGAGGGGGAACCGGAGCCGTACCCGGCGGGGGACATGCTCGCGCACGCGGAGGTGTCGTCACCGTTTCAGGGCGCGGCGTCGGCGTTGTTCCGGTAGCGGTCAGCAGGGCGATGGAGAGTCGCGGTGGAGGGCGCAGCAACGGCATGTCGGCGCGGGATCGGGCCGGCAAGTCAGGTCGGCGCGGGATCGGATAGGCAAGTCGGGCCTGGGCTGAGCTGGGGAGTCGGGAAGGGAGTGGGCTGAGCTGGGGAGTCGGGAGCGTTTCGCGTAGGAGCGGTTGGTCGGTTCGCAGTGTCATGCCCGGAGCAGTCGCATGCGCAGGAGCGGCGCGGCACGTCGGGGCGCGGCATCGGGCAGGAATGGAGAGTCGGGCTTGCGACGAGTCGGCCTGGGAGGTCGGGCCGGGACTGCTATGGAACGGCAAGTCGGGTGGTCTGGCATGTGATGGCCTGGCCGGTCGGATACGGGACGGGCGCGGGCGGCGGCATGTCGGCAATGGGCGGTACCGCACCGGTTAGTCACGGGGCTATGCGTCGCAGCGGAGAGTCGGGGGTGGCGGGAACGGGAGGGTCATGTCGGAAGTGGGTCACGCGCCGGGCAGGCATGTCGGCTCGGCTGGCGGCGCAAGGAATGGCGCGGGCATGGGTGGTCGCGGCGAGCCGCAAAGGCGCGGGAAGTCGGCTATTGTCCTGAGCTGGCTGGCGGAGTCGGAGCACGCGTGGCAAGGGAGGGTCGTTTGTCTCCTGCCGTGATGACCGTACCGGCAGGTGTGTCAGTTAAATTGTATCAGGAAAGGCGCTCATGGCTGGTTCACCTGAATGGCCCGCGCTGGAAGCAGTGCTCAGGAAAACCCTCGGCCGCGTCCTCGACGACGACCAGGTCAGCAAGCTCGCCCCCGCCATCGCCCTGTCAGCGGCGATGATACGCAGCCACGAGGATCGCCTCCGTGGGTTCGCCGACATCCACGAGCAGGCGCTCGCGGACCCGATGACCGGGCCGTGGGCGGAACGCGCGGACCCTGAAGACCTCGACGAGGAACAGCGGGCGTCCGTGCGGGAACGGTTCGCGAACGGCGAGGGATGCATGTGGTGCGGCGGCCTGCACCTGCGGGCGTGCCCCCGCGTCCGCAAGTTCGTGTTCCGGGGCAGGGACGACGTGGCAGAAGTCGAGTTCTTCGCGCACGGGGAATGGCCTACAGCCGATGTGCTTTTCCCCGAGGATTTCGGTCCTTCTGACGAGTGAGGGAAGTCGGGTGCGGGTGGGGCGGGCAGGGAGTCGCGTAGTCGTCGACGGAATGACGCGGGCAGGGTAGTCACATGCTGTGGTACGCGCGGGTCTGACAGGTCGGCGGTCATGAAGCGCGTGGGCCTGACATGTCGGCGAGGGAGGCGGCGCGCACGGACCCGTCGGATCGGGTTGGTCGTGAATGGCAGAGTCGGGGCCGACCGGGATAGCGACGATTAGTCGAAGCGCCGTGCCCTGGTCGGACAAGTCGCCACGCAGCGGCCTGTACTGGAATGGAGAGTCGTTTGCTGCCTGCCGTGATGACCGTACCGGCAGGAGGTTTCTTTTTAAGCGGCGGCGGAAGTGATCCGGTTATAGTACTGGCGTTTCACGCCCGACGGGAGCCTCCCCCGGTCCTTCACGTCCACGCCCGTGTGCCTGGCCCAGTCACGGATCGCAGCGGACTCCGCGCGGGAATCCCGCGACCGGGGAAGCTGCCGGGCCGGGTTCCGGGACCTGGCCGCGTCGATCCACGGCTGGAACACTTCCCGGAACGTGTCAGCGTTCGCGTGGGACAAATCGATCTCGTAATACTTCCCGCTGATGGAGAACTGGATGGTCTCCTGGGCCGGGGTTCCGTCAAGGTCGTCGGTCACGATGTGCGTGCGAGCCAATGCCTGTAGCCTTATAGTTTCTGTTTCACTGCCGCTTACCGTACCGATCATACCACCGTTCACGGGTCAGGTCGAGACCCCCGGGACACAGTTGAGGCCCAGGTCGTGCGATGACCTGGGCCTCAACTTCCAGCGTTCCGCTGCGCGAGCGCAGCCGCAGTCAGGGTTAGTCATCGGGGGTTGGCGAGGAAGTCCCGGGCGTACCCGACCGGGATGCCGAGTGCTTTGGCTGTTGCTACCTCGGCTGCGGCGCCGAGTGAGTCCTGCCATCCGGGGAGCAGGGCGATCGCTTCGGCGTTGGCGCAGATCCAGGCCAGGTCGGCGGCGATGAGTT